GCAGTATATTTCCGAAAATAATTACTTCATCCATATTGTTGAATTATTAAGTTGCTCTCCCATGTTTCCTGTAATCTTCTTCTGTTATTACAGATTCGTGTTCTTGCACTTTTAATCGTAGTTCTAAACTTTGAATATCCCGGTTGAGATTTCTTATCTTAGTAGTGGCGTATGGTTTGAACTGCCTTGTAACTTCAGCATACAATTCTTCCCACTTTTCGATTATCTGACGTTCATTTGGTTTCATAACTCTAAAGTTTTTATAATTGAATCTGGTATCTTCTTTGTAACCCAGTCGGGTTCCCTTTGCATTTTAAAAGCAAGGAACTCCATTATCAGCAGCGCATCACAATTTGTCAATGTAATTGGAATCCCCGGAAAGTGCATAGTTGCTATCCGTTTGAATCTCCGCTTCCGATCGTCGTACTTTTCTCCCCGGTGGCCGGATAGCTTGAGGTAAGCTTGCCATTGAATAGGCAGCACCATGATATAGGGAATTTTAGTTACCCGGAGAAGGGTTGTGATCTCATTCAGGTTTCGGGTTAATTTTTCAATCCCAAAAGCCTTCCCGGCATTGGCATCGCCTCTCCATAGGCTTACTTTCTCCACACAGGCGATCGGATTTTCAGAAATACTTCTCAGGTATTTAAAAAATTCGTTAAGCTCATCCACGGTTTCAGGCATGGAAACTGTCTTTGCATTTTGCCCTTCCGATATGTATGCTATTGCTCCCCCTTTGCCCGGATCAATGCCGATATAAGATGTGAATTTAATCATACTATTAGTTTTAATGGAGTTCGGTTCCAGTTCTTTTCGTACAGCATCATTTTTAATGTTGTGTATTTTATTCCAAAAGAAAGTGATGCCGCTTTCATTGATTCATAAACAATCCCGGTTTCTATATCAATTACCTTCCTTTTAGGAGAGGAAAATTTGAATCTGTTTTTCCTTACGTTTTCAATATGCTCCTTTGTCGGTTTATAACCAAGTCTGGCTATTGATAGTTTTTTTCGGGTTTCTGCTGAAACAATTCCCTTTCCTCTTGCTGCGGCCACACAATTCAATCCCGTATGCGGATTACAGGAATCATAGAAATTTATATAATATTTTTCGAGGTCGTCTAATTCCTTAGGCTCGCAAAAGTGAATTATTTCAAATATATGATTAATTGCGCCATACTTACAAAAGGAATTATGCAGTTTTGATTGTGTTTTACAGGCCTTATATTTATAGGTTTCCCATCTTTTCAGAATATTGATTGACTGACCAATATATATTCTTCCCGAAGGGGATAGTATTTTATAAATTCCGCAAATCCTTGGTCTTTTCGGCATTCTCGAATTGTCATCCATGGTTTTCATCAGCCTATCATTATTTTTTTCGGAATCGGAATCACTTGATTTGTCGGCCTCCATAAATGAAGTACAAAAGGATGGTAGTTTACATATTCACTTTTTGATGGGTGATACTGAATTACACAATCCTCCTCATCCCAAAACATCTTTTTTATGTAGCACATTTCTTCCCATGTCGGACAGCGTAAGGCAACCCTTTCCGGGAGTGCAATGCTTACTGATGCGTGTTCCCAGCCTTCTCCATCAGATGCAATCACTCTAAATTCTAATCCGTTTGGCTTGAAATATGGAATTATAAATAATCCGTTATTCCCAATATTGTCATCTGACCCCAATTGCGGGTGAATTCTATTTCTGTTTTTATTTGGTACGTGAAACATAGTTTTTGATTTATGCGAATGGTGGTTCTTCATTAGTTTTTGACTGCGTAAAATCGACCGGGGTTGCTGTTTCTTGATCCGTCCAAATCATGCAGTCTGCACTTACATTTACTTCAACCTGATCAACTCGTCCATTTCTGTTTTTTGCAACGTCGATAAGTGCCATGGTGTCTAAATTTCTCCCGTGACTATCTTCGTGCATTCCGGCTAATATGTAACGTGTTGGGAAAACTATAATATCTGCATCCTGTTCTATTTCCCCGGAGTTGCGAAGGTCTGAAAGTTTAGGTAATGGATTTGACCGCTGTTCAACTCCCCGGTTTAGCTGGGCAAGTGACAAAACGGCAACCTTGCATTCCTTCGCAACGGCCTTGAACATCTTTGAGATTGATCCATACTTTTCACTCATATTATCCTTCGTTTCGTCCCCGGTAAATAGGTTTAGATAGTCGCAAATTACCAGCTGAATATTATGTTTCTTTTTTGCCCGGCGAACTTTGGAACGGAACTCGAAAAGTGTCATGTGCGCCGAGTCATCAATCCATAGTGGGGTTTTGGTATTGGAGTGAATTGCCTTTTCAATCTTCGCCCATATTATGTTGCGCCCTCGCTTTAAATCGTAGGTGTCATGCCCGGATTCTGCACTTAGGTATCTTTCCCCGAGCTGGGTGTCTGTCATTTCCAATGAAAACATCAAGACCCCATGCCCTAACTGTGCCGCAAACCTACCAAACTGAATTGCAAGTGCACTTTTCCCCATTGACGGCCTTGCAGCAAGTATAATCAAGTCTCCCGGCTGCCAGCCAAGTGTTATTCTGTCAACTCCAATTAAGCCTGAAGGAACCCCGGCCAGCTCTGTCTTTTGAGCCTCCCGGAGTGAAATTGTATCGGCCAGAATATTGAGTAAGTTCCCAATCATAATTGGTTCTTTACTCACTGCCGTGTCCCCTATTCCGTAAATTTCCTTTTCGGCATACTCGATCAATTCAGCTATATCGTAAGTGTCATCAAAAGCTCTGTTCTGCAGCTCCGTTGATATCCGTATCAATTCGCGTTGAATGTATTTCTGTTTCACATACATTGCGTGCTGCCGGACATTTGCTGCTGAAACAACTCTACTGGTAAGTTCAGTTATATAAACTGGACCTCCCACCGCATCTAATTCGTTTTGGTTTCTTAAAGATTCCGATACTGAGTAAAGGTCTGTGAATTTATTAGCCTTATAAAGTTGGAAAGCAGCCTCAAATATTTTTTGATGCGCCTCCCTGTAAAACATTATGGACGTCAATAGTGTTGTTACCTCGTCCATTGCACTTGTATCAAGCATTATTGCCCCCAGTACAGCTTTTTCCATATCTCCGGCCTGTGGTGGAACTTTCCCGAAGTCTGAAAGATATTTTATGGGAGTGTTTTCTGTAATTATTAATGGCATTCCCTGTGTCGAATTACGATGTATGTGTTCTTCTTTCATTTTTTAAGTCTTCTAAGTTTACAACTCCCGGCTTTCTCCCGGCAAAATTATTGTTATTGTTCTTTTCCCATGTCCTGACTACAGCCTGCCAATCGACTATTGCTGTTTTTTGTTTTCCATAAACCCACCCTCTGGCAGTATAGTATTCCACAAAGTAATCAGCGTCAATTCCATTTTCCCGAATCTTACAGTATATTCTAACTACTTTCTTACTTGGTGGTATTATTCTTCTGTAATTCTTAATTTCTTCTTTATATCTTAATATATATTCATTTTCTAAAGGACCCGTTTTGGGGTCACGTTTGGGGTCATAGTTGGGGTCGTCTTGGAGTTGTTTTGGGAGCACCGTTGGGAGTAATTCAGGATTAGCCTTTGCTGAATTTTCGGCTTGGTGAGTCCTGTGAGCCTCTCTTTTTTGCATCTCGCTTTCAAGCCTTTCGTTATAGTAATTACCCTCTTTATCCTTTATAAACTTGAATTTCACAGCTGGCGACCACTTCCCAACATTTAACCTAATTATCTTAGGTGTTAAATGGCCTGTTTGGTGTTGAAGGCAAAGTAGTGTAATGTATTGTCCCCTTTCTGATATGTTCAGCCCTGCGCATCCGGTTAAAAAATCCTGTGGGTAAAAGGGGAAGCTTGGTTCTTTCGTTTTTCGTTTTACCATCTTGTAAAATTATTACTGGTTCAAAAATATACTATATATCAATCCGTAACAAAAATAGTTATTAACATATGATCTTAAATTCCCCGGTAAGTAACTTGACAGGTTCCCCGTCACCCATTACCCAAATTCCCCGATCATCATTTATGTAAGGCGCTGGCGGATCAATTACCATATGAACTGAACCTGGGATTATATTTGAAAACTGTTTGCCCACAGCTCCGCACTCGGTTACCTTAATTGTTTTGCCAGTGATAATCTCTAATGAGATACAAGGCAATTTAAACTTGTCTGCTATAACATAGTCAACCAATTTATAACGCTTCCCTATCGCTCCACAATTAGCGCACTTATAAAGGTCATAAACCCCTTTCCGTGAATTGATTCCCACCAAGTTTTGTTTATGAAAATCATGTTCTGAAAACTTCATTAACCGTTCTTCTTTCATTGTCTTAAATTTTAAGTTATAGAAAAGCCGGGAGTTACCCCGGCCGTTTTTAATCATCTTCATGTTCAACATAAGGTTCAAAATCTTCATCTCCTAATAGCTCTGAACACGCATTACACGTTCTTGGATATCCGCAAGCGTCACCGAGGTACTCGCCGCACATTTCGCAATAAATACCATCTAATATATCGTCTGCAATATCTCCCATGATTATTCAATTCTCTGGTTACCAAAAAGCCGCTTCCCATATCCGGGTTTGCGGAGTGCGAAGTATGACATTGTTGCCATCAACCTAAATTCATACCCCATATCCCATAGGTTATTGTCAAGGCAATATTTGAATGCCCGGACGGTTCCAAGGTATTCATCCCGGCTGAACTCCATATATTTCCCTTCGACATAATTGATTGAAACGTTATGAAGTTCTGCGGTTTCTACACAGATGAATACGAAGTTAGGAAATTGGAAGTACATATTTTTGTACCCTTCCAGATAGGAACCGACCTGAATGAAATACTCCCACTTCCAAGCGTCCTTTGTAAAGTCTTCCGGGTCTGCGGAAGTCGGACACTTCAAATCGACTATGAAAAGTTGGTTATCAATCATACAATCCCAATCTGGATATCCTATGCATGGCAGCCCTGTTTCCCGGTCAGTCCAAAGTAGTTTCGGGTGCCGCCTTCTCATGTTATTCAGGTATGGTTGTGCGTCCGGGTATGCCCTTACAGCCTTAACACACTCCCAAGCCGTGGCCGCAAGCTCCTTTGAGATCAGGGTTTTCTTTTCAGTTCTGGCCTTGTTTACCATGGCTTGCCACTCGGCTTTCGCGTCATTACTTCTTTTGGCGAACCCTTCATATATTGTGTACTGTTGGCCAAATGCTTCTTCTCCGTCTATTAAAATACAGTCCGCGGCCGAACCTATTAGCATTGGGTCGGTCTGTATGAAAGGAACCTCAAAGGCATGGACGTAATGCTTTGGAGATTTTCTGAACTCCTTCAGCTTGCTATAACTCAACGGCCGTTTGTCAACAAATGCTCGATCTATCGTTATCATGGATATTATCTTTTTGAACAGATCAAGTAAAACGAATCGGCCGGATCATGGTCTTGAGCTGCCTGCATTTCGGCTTCTGTCTTGTCACATTGAGTGAAGGTGTCATCTACTTTATTATTGATTAAACTAAATACCTGACACTGCCAGCAGTACTTTTTCTCACAACTACTTAATGAAAGTAGGCATACGCAAATTACAAGAATTACTTTTTTCATAGCTCTTTAAGTATTTTAATTATTTCACGGTAAAAGTCCAATGTATTTTCTCCCTTTTCTTCGGCATCAAGAACCCGCTTGGTTATTGACTGTACGAATTCCAAATCCTGATTGTCTGCAAGCTGTTGACTAATCATTGTACGAAGCTCGTTCTTCCTTTCGTCGGGATCTTTTATTGTGCCCAGATAGTCATCCGCACGGTGTTCACGGTTTACGTCCCGGCCAAAGTACCGACCCAGACCAAGTGCCGCATTCTTGAAGCATTCGGCTTTTAGTTTTGAAAAGCCTCCGTTACTTAATGCTCCGGGTTTCTTATTATCAACCGAAACTGCCCATGCGTTAATTTCCTGCCGGGACATTTTTGTCTTTTCCTTATCAGGAATTGAATCGACCATTATCTGAATGGCTGCCGCTCCTGTTCTCTTAATCCACATTTTTAAAAGTGGATGGTAAACTGAAAGGTCTATTGACCCGACAACTTCATTACTGATTACCTGCCATTTGAAATTATCTGTATTCCATGCACCGAAAAAGACTTCGTCAAGGCTCATTTCCATAAAACTTATCGGAAGATATTTGCAATCCTTGACTATCGGGTGATC